CGTCAGATGTCCATGCAAGCATGGCCGCCAGACTCATTGCTGCGCGAAAATGAATCGAGTGTTCGTGACCTTCCACTCGTAAAACAAAACTTCTTTTATAATAAGTTTATAGAGTGTTATCTACGTTTATAGAGCCTTGAAAACAGCGTGTTTTCAGGCTTTTTCTGTTTATCATTGTTTATTATCGTTTATGCAATTTGGTACTTTTTTGGTACTTTCTGGATTGATATGAAAATACATTATGAATGTGCTAAGAACTATCGAAAACATAAGAAAAGACGTCCTCAATTTTGAGGATATGTTTATTGAAAGCGATATGCCAGACTGCTTTTCGAGAATCTATGAGTCGGAGAACCGACAGTATCAGCCAGGGAGTTGCATGAAAAATTGCACATTGGGACTAAGTTTACAACATGGTTTGAGAGAATGAAAGAATATGGTTTTGAAGATGGAAAAGACTTTTTTCCAAAATTGGAAGAAAGTACAGGTGGCAGACCATCAAAGGAATTTGAAATACAGATTGATATGGCAAAACAGATTTGCATGCTTCAGAGATTGCCAGAGGGAAAGCAGATCCGCCAGTATTTCATTGACTTGGAGAAAGCATGGAACACACCAGAACAGATCTTTGCAAGGGCGTTGAAAATGGCTGATAAGACTATAGAATCACTCAAAAAGGACAATGCTGTTCTGACGGAATAACCTCAAAAAACCTCATATTTTAGAATATATAGGAGCAGAAGCAACAGAAGAAGCGGATATAGTGAGAAATCAGTTGGCAGAATAGGCTCGCAGAACTTGAAAAAACTTGAAATATCAGAATATATAGCGGAAATGCTTCAGAAGTTGCAAGGAAAGCCGGGCATAGTGTGAAAATGGATAACAGGATAGCGACTGAAAACTTGTCAAAACCAGTCATATCCGAATATATAGCCAAAATGTAGAAACAAATTAAAGGTTCCAGTATAACAAATCAATGTATATCAGCTATAGAAAATAGACAAACCTACATCTATTGATAATGGAATAAAATATGCTGTATCAAGACAATGGCAATAAAAAAGACGGGTAGATTATTCTATCCGCCTTTTTTCTGCCGTATATCATATATGACTATTGCGACAGTTGGTGATTGGTTACTTGCAGTAGATTTTATCACATAAGATAATGGTTGGTCAAATACTGGATCACTCTCATTTTCTGAAAAGATATATCAATGCTGTAAATTTTCCTGTTCTTCCTGTCGCTCCTGCTTTATCACATAAGCGTTACACTCTTTTGCAAAAGCTTCTACGTTGAACGGAGCTTTTTTCTTTTTTGGAATAATCTTTGGAATGTGATTTTCCTGTTTTTTCTCTGGTGTGACATTACTTCTCTTGCCGACCGTGAAAGCATCGTCTGCAAAGTCGCTTTCTTCCGCATAAGGTATATTGTCGCTATGTATTTCGATATTATCCGCAATATCTTGTTCTACTTCTTCGTCAGTTTCCTCTTCAAATTCAAGATAGTGTGATTTTACATATAAGACAGAAAGCTTTTTGGCAATAAAGACAATTATGTCAAACGGCATTATCCATAAGACGAAAAATAGCAAATTTCCAATAAGCCATGCACCAGTTGTTACCCTTACGCCGTCCAACTCTGCAAAACGGGATATAGGCACAAAAATGAAAAGCATTATAACGGAAACAATTGGAAATAGAAAATGAACAACATCAAATTCCCTGTCCCAGTGATTCAAAATGTATGTGGCGAAGTCATCCGAAAAGAACCGGAACGAGCTTGCTGAAGATGTTTCCGGTTCATTCTCATTTACATATTCGTAAGAAGATGGCAAATCATACCCGTAGTCAGTAACTTCTCTGTTCCGTTTTTCTTCTTTCTTTTCCTTGTGCTTCTGAATTTGTTCTTGAATCCATTCTGTTTGACGGTCGGCGCTTTCTCTCATCAGCTCCCTGTTATATTGCCGTTTGGCTTTCTTATACCGCTTTTTCTGCAATTTTCGCCGTTTTTTCTCATATTTCCGGTACATCAAAGACCGGATCAGATAATATTCTATTGGTGTCAAGATACATCCCCCCTCTTTTGAGTTGCTATCACATATACGAGAATTAAAAAATTTTGCCAAAATCTAAAGGTGCAAACTATTTATTTTCAGCCGTTTCTTCGTCACATAACAAAATTGAGCCAAAATCTTTTTTTATGCGCCTAATTTTTTCTTCTTTTGAAAGAGATTCGAATTCTTGTTCTTGCTTAAATGCTGTCTCCATATTATAGAGTGCAAAGTTATATTTGTTTTTTTCTTCTTTATCCGTCAAATGTTCAATTAGAAAATCAATATAATCATAAATATCGCTAAAAAACTCCATAAATGTTATAGGACTGATTGTAATATCATCAAATTGGATACGAATATTATGGATACGTCTTGAACAATTTTCTGTTTCCATTATTATATCGTTACTATATGTGTCAAAGTGAAAATTTGCGCTTTGACCGATTAGCGCCTCTGGATCATCAAATTCTCCAGCGTTAAATAATAATTTAATTTTGTGTCCTAATAACTGAAGTAAATCTGTAAGCTTTGAATCACATTCATTATTTAATGCATCCAGATATTTGTTTTTTTCACGAAATGTTTTAAAGTATGTTTCACATAATAAGTATTCTTCGTCAATTCCTAATTGCATAGAAAAAGTATGCGCTAACTCGCGAGACATTCCACGTTTTCCATTTTCGATATAAGAAATTGTTTGAGTAGTACAATAACACAAGTCAGCCAATTGCTTTTGAGTTAAATTTTTATCCGTTCTACATTCCCTTAAACGGCATCCTCTTTTTTTGTTTAAATCTTCCTTTGTCATTTCTATCCTCTTCCTTAATTTAAAACAATTATAGCAAAAACTGTTGTTTTACTTATGTTAACATAAATGTTAAAATAAAGCAAGGTAAAGAAGAAAGGAGAATGGTAAAGAATGGTAATGAGACCAGAATACGCAGGTTATCAGAAAAGACTTATAAATATTGAGGAATTTATGGATTATACCGGACTAGGACGTAATAAAGCTACAGATTTTGGAAAAGAAATAGGATGTTGCGTCAAAGTAGGAAAGCGACTTTTATATGACAAACAAAAACTGGATCAATACCTTGATTCATTGACTGGGGTGAAATAATGCGAAAGCAAAACAGAAATAACCGAATATGCACAAATGAAGAGTCCGGCAAGACTGACTTCATTATTGATCCACTGCTGCCAATTGGCAAGGAAAATGCAATCACTACGCAGGAGTTGATGCGGATAAGTGGATGCGGATCATCACGTGAGTTGCGACAAAGAATTGCGTTGGAACGTGAACGCGGAGCCATCATTTGTTCAGGATCGGGGCGTGGATACTGGAAGCCGAAAAACCGGCAGGAAATACAAGAGTTTATAAAAACTATGGACGCAAGGGCATGGAATACGCTGAAAGCGGCTAAAGGTGCAAAGAAAGCACTTAGGACACCGGAAGGGCAGCAGTCAATAGAAGGAGTTGTTGAAGATGAGTGACGTGAAGTGGATCAAGATTACAACTGACATTTTTGATGACGAAAAGATTCTGCTAATTGAGAGTCTACCAGAATGTGATTCTATCATTGTCATTTGGTTTAAGCTGCTTTGCTTTGCCGGGAAGACGAACAATTCAGGAGTTTTTCTTATGGGTGATTCGATTCCGTATACAGATGGCATGTTGGCAACAATATTCCGAAGAAAAGAAGCGACTGTAAAAATGGCGTTGGATATTTTTGAGAGATTTGGAATGATTGAAAGGTTGGATGGAATCATCACACTTCCAAATTGGAATAAACATCAGACTTTACGAAAAAGCTTGGATATGACAAAATAAGTGCTTGTACTTTTGTTCCTGTAATAAAAACTGATTATCAAGCATATTTACGAAAAGCATTGAAAATACTGGATGATATGTTATTGCTAAAGAATATGTCGGCTGATTTCCCGGCTGAAAAATATGGTGAAACGGATTTTCAGAAATAATAATGATACAATGGTTGCCTTGTCTGTTGCCATCATGGTAAGATACAGACAGGGAAACCAAAGCCAGGCGGCTACCCTCTGTTACGGAGGGATAAAAAAACACCCTCCAGACGAAAGAAAGGAGGGCGATACGATGGTTACATATTCTGATCTGATTCAGTTTAGTATATTCATTGTTGCCCTTGTAGGTCTTTGCTATGAGATTTTCAAGGGTAAAAGAAAATAGCCGCCATTACTGCGAATAATGACGGCTGTTGCATAATAGCTTAACATTATAATCGGGTAGCCGCTTGCGGTTTCCCTCTTTGTGTCTTAAATATAGCATATCTGGCAGCAGGACGCAAGGGGTGAACGAAATGTTTACCAGTGTCCAAGTCTATAGAAATAATTAGGATCTGACTATTTTTCAGAATCACGTGCTATTCTTTCATCTACAGCTTTTTTGATATATCCGTTGACTGATTCACCGGCTAGTTGTGCCGCTTCTGCAATAATTTCTTTTTGTCCTTTAGGGAATGTAACGTTTATCCTGTCATAATTGTTTTTTACATATTTATTTACAGCCTTTTGCTGTGCTTTACTTACTTTTGCTTCTTCTGGCATTCCTACACCTTCTTTCAAAAAAATAGTTCATTTTTTCCACTCTACTATAATTATAAGGCGAAAATCTATTGATGTAAATATAAAAAACAAACAAATATATTGGTGCAAATATATATAATATGCCAATAGACTATTGGTGTAAATAGATGTATAATGTAGTCATCAAAGGAAACCACAACAGCAAAGGGTGAAAACGAAGTGGCGAAAGCGTACCGGAGACACCAGTATAACGCCGGACAAGGGTAAGGGGATAATGAGATGGTCAAGATACCTTAGATAGCTTTAAGACCTGCCGGGACTGTTGTAAGCCTTGAGAAAGGAGTACAGAGGTTATGAAGTATGATCTGAAGAAAATCATGTTGAATGCATGGAAAAATTACCGCCGGTACAATATCAGCTTTGCAGAGGCACTTCACAGAGCATGGTTATCTGCTAAAGCAGAGGAAATCAATGCAGAGCGTATTAAACGAAGCAAAGAGGCAGCAGACGTGACCGAGGATACAAATACTTGGGTTGGATGGAAAAAGCTCGGATATGAGGTAATACACGGATCTAAAGCACTGTTTGGATGTTCACTGATCTGGGGTTCCAAAGGAGATGGCGCAAGTTACAATGCAAGTTTTTTTGGCAGATCACAGGTACAGGCGGTTGGATAGAGGATGGTGAGGAAATGGAAAATCTAATCAGTGAAAAACTGTTAAGTTTTGTTAAAGAAATCTGACATATAGGGAGGCCAAACGATATGGCAAAAGTGAAAGAAACTATTCACGATGATGAAGAGCTTATATCATTCTATCAAGAACAGGTTATACGGGTAGTAAGGAAATGTAAAAAGGTTAGATGGTTAAAGCTTATATATACTTATGCGAGCGAAATCGTAAATAATGAAGGTGAAAAAAGACATGGATAGAAAAGAAGATCTGATACAAATGCTTGAAAAAATACAGAATCCCAACCACCTTGCTATGGTGTATGGATTTGTAAAAAGAATGTACTTAGAAGAACAGAAAGAGAGGGAAAAGAGACATGAATAAAAAACAACAGACAATAAATCCAGAGGCAGCAGTAGAAATGGTTATCAAAATGCAAGACCGGCAGACAAATGCTATAGAGATTCTATCAGGACTTATTCTTCAGTTTGAGCAGATCAATTATGTATTACATAAAATTGATGAGGCAACCTGTGAAACAGGTAAAGGTGTTGATGATGCCTGGAACATGCTGAAAAATCGGGATGGAATCTGGCAGGGGGCAAACATTGTACAAACTTATATGTCATCATTTGAGAAGAATATAGCGGATGTAATTGAGCTGATCGATACAGAGGATATCACCGGCTATATTCCGGCAGAAAAGACCGACAGAGCATAGAAAAACATTTGATTTTTCGGTATATAGGAATTGTTTAGAAGCGGAAAAAATAAGAAAATAACCAGTAAAAACCATACATATAGCCATATATAGCGAAAAATTTCATCACAAAGGGAAAATAAATGCCCCACAGTGCGGCAACACCACGGGGCAAAACAGAAATAACCCAATACACACACTGTATAGAGTCAATATGATTATACCTGTCATATTGACTCATTGCAATATTTGAATTTTATGTTCAGAAAGGAGTTAATATGGCAACAGATAAGAGAGGACGAAAACTCCCGAAAGGCATTCAGCAGAGATATGAAGGGTATGAGGGGCGTTTTATGTATAAAGGCAAACGTTATCTTGTACACGGAAAGACTATTACGGAAACGCAAAAATATATGACAGAGCTTAAATATAAGCTGGATCATGGACTTTACGTTCCAAAAGAAAAAATTACACTGATAGAATGGTATGGAACTTGGTTGGAAGAATATAAGAAAAACTGGGTGAAAATCGGAACATATACCAGCTATGAAAAGTATTATAAAAGTACAATAAATGACAGATTAGGGAACAAAGAATTATCGGAGATTCGAGGGGAGCATATTCAGAAATTATATAATGATATGGTAAAAGAGGGATATGCTATTTCAAGTATTAAGATCGTATCAGCAATTTTAAACGGCTGTCTTCAACAAGCTATGAAGAATGGCTTGATAGAAAGAAATCCTGTTAAATTGGCTGAATTGCCTCGCCAAACGGGAGCAAAGAAAGGGCGAACGGCTATGACGAAAGAGCAGCAGGAATTATTTATGAAATATGCCGAGGAGAGTTATTTGTATCACTTTTTTTCTGTAATGCTTCGGACGGGTATGCGAAAAGGTGAAATGCAAGGACTTAAATATTCTGACATAGATAAAAAGCAAAATGTGATTCATGTTCGTAGAACTTTAAAATATATCGAGGGAAAAGGATATTTTGAGGATACACCAAAGACAAGAACTTCTACCAGAGACATTCCGCTGACTGCTGCCATTACGGAACATATAGAGGCTCAGCGGAAATATTGGGGATTTAAAGTTGTGAGAATGGATCAGTATTTATTTTGCAATGAAAATGGCGATCCAATCAGCCGGGAACGGATTCAAGGTGAAATTGACAGAATCATAAAGAGAATAAAAAGTGACGGATATGATTTCCCGCGGATCACAAGTCATGTATTCCGGCATACTTTTGCAACAAGAGCAATTGAAGCAGGGATGCCACCGCAGGTACTTAAAACTATTTTGGGACACAGTTCTTTAGCAATGACAATGGATTTATACAGTCATGTTTTGCCAGACACTAAAGCAGAAGAAATGCAGAAGATAGCAAATGTATTTTAGAGGGAGTGACATCCCTCTATTTTTATTGTCTTTTGCCAGAGGTGTAGGCGTTTATATCGGTAAGATTGTAAGGCTGTTTTGGCGATTTGGTACTTTTTTGGTACTTACCTTGATTTTTCATCCCTATCATGCTATACTAACACCCGTTACAAAACCCCGAAAAACAAGGTCGTACAAGGGGTTCCGCCGATTTCCGGCGTAAGGTCATATACTTACAGTATGTG